TTCGAAGGTTCAATCCAGTATAGCGATTATTTGGAGATTATGCAAGACAATACAAACCCCCGGCCATGGCCTAAGTCTTGGTCTTTCACAGACCATGCCAAATCGATACAAGGTGCCAACGGTGGCATCGAATATCCAGGCGGCTATTCTAAACTTAAGAACTGGTCCGGTTTGGAACGTATTGGTACGCTGAGATCCATAGTTCAAGAGCTTCTCGATGAAAATCGATACATTCCTCTTGAATTTCAAGAAAATAACTCTTTCGAGTTAATTCCGGCGTTATTCGATCTTGACGGAACTATAGCCATGTTCACACGCAAGTTTTGGCGTGAGATTAACTATGGTGCCGTTAACTGGGGTATACTTCCCTTTATTTCGGATATTAAATCCTTAATAAATTCGGTAAAGGATATCACAGAGAATCGAATTTCACGTGATCTATCAGCTCGGCGCAAAGAGCTTACGAGGTCTGTTGGAAGATCCCGTAATGGTGTTTCTGTTGAGGGCAAGATCCACTATGCTGGAGACATCCAGATAAATGAGCCTAACCTTTCTGCAGAGCACCTTGCGCTCTACCTCTTGCTTGACGAGCTTGGGGTTCATCCGGACTTGAAGACTGTGTGGGATATTATCCCTTTGTCGTTCGTCGCAGATTACTTCCTTCCAGTCGGGGACTATCTTGAGTCCGTGCACCCTCGCGGGTGGTACTCGCCTGTAATAAACTTCTCTGGTGGTATTTCCTTTAAAGGAAAAGCTACAGTATACCCTTACAATTGGTATTCTGAGTCATCCTATAATGGTTCACCTGCCAAAGTTACCTATTACTATCGAAGTACTGGAGCCTTTACTGGTTCTACTCGCCCTCCGGTTTCCCCTCAGTGGTCTGCGCCAAATGCACGACAGTTGTTTAACACAGCCTATCTTGCTCGGGCTAGACATCGATGAGGAGTGAACGGTATGTCTTTCAATCAAATAGTCATAGGATCTGAGACTTTTAACAGTGCTGGTCCGGGCAAGTACATAAACAGTACTTGTACGTTTGGCGGTCCTGTGGATTATATCCGCATTTCCCCTGGCAGTCGTAATACCAAAACTGGCATTACTACGGCTTCGGTTCTCCGCTATAAAGAAACCGATGTAACAGTCGGTTCTCTGACCCAGCGTCACTCTGTTTCCGTACAGACAATCATTCAGATGTCTGATCGCGGAACCGTCAGTGATGCTGATGCTGTCTTTGCTTCCACGTCAACTTTCATTGACGCTACCACATTGACTCGGATCCTTAACGGCGAAAACTAACATGCGTCCCGCTCTCTTAACTGTAAGGAGCGGAGTATGCAGTTCTACCCGCGCGGCTTTTGCCGCATAACTATTCGTGAAGCCTTTAAAAAGCTCATGGATGACCTTGATGTTGATCAAGCGTCAAAGAGTTACGCCTTAAGGAGACTTTCTTACGAAGGTCTTTCTTTCTTGACGAAGACTCTTCCTCTCTACTCTAAATTTGTCTTGGCTTCCTTGGAAAGGGGTTCTCTCCTTCCTCGGTCGTCAATGTCAAATTTCAGTTGGAAAGGGGCTCTCCCCGTATTTCTACGGAGTTTACTCCAACGCATTTTTTCACTCACCAATGGCCGTTTGCTACCGAGTGTTTGTACGGTAGCTATCTGGCAAATCAGACAGATTTGTGACTATTTTTACAAATTAGCCACAGACTTCTCTGATTCTGAGTTGAGAGATGCAGAAAGGCGATACCTTGAGACTGAAAAGTCTCTTCGTGAACGCCAATACGATGAGAAATGGGTAACCGACTTAAGGAAAAACCTTCGTTATTACCCTTCGTTCACCAACACAGCTTTACATGCCATATTGGAAGAACATCGCCCTCGCTACGGTCCTGGCACTTTCTGTGCTACTGGCCATGACGTATATACCACCTACTCGGTGTATAAACGTTTACCCGGTAGAACCATCGGTACCTGCCGACGCGATCAAACACCTTTCCTTGGTTACTTCAAAGCCTACCCTTCATCGTCCGAGAGCTTAAGCACTCACGGTAACGAAGGGAAATGCTCTGAAGTCCTCTTTGTCCCTAAGGACTCTCGCTCTCCACGGACGATTTCTCGGGAACCTTTGCACCTGTTAAGGATGCAAATGTCGTTCTTTGATTTCGCTTCG